CCTCAATAGCACACATTAGCCTGTGAAACGTCCTTGTGCCCCCCATGACCAGCATTGACCCGCCTGGCTTCAAGACTCGGTAGGCTTCGGTGAGCCATTGGGTATGCCAATTTTGCTGTTCATTGCCATAATGCCTTGTGTCCCAATGAGGATTTTCACATTGACATTTCCTGTCTGGATAATCCCACTTATATTTTCCGCATTTTTTACATTTAAAATTTCTACTCTGTTTTAATTGAGGGAGATTGTGCATATTCTTTTCTTCAAAATCCCCAAAAAAGTTCCTCGTTTGCCCCTTATATCTGCTACGATTCGGCTCTAACTTATCCCACTCCTTCCCCATGAACTCCAGTCCATAAGGAGGGTCGGTAACGATAGCATCCACAGAGCAATCCTGTAACGGCATATTGAGTGCGTCTGCGTGGATTATCATATCAGTCAATAAGTTCAATATATGCTACATGAATCCTTAAATTTTTTTTATCCAGATAGCCCAGATCACGATCATCTTCGGGCGTAGTAAGACTCTTTGTGAACTCCTTTTTCTCCTCAAGTGCCTTCTTCTCTGTCTTGTGGGCTTTTTTGGATGCGACCGTCCTCACCTGTCCTGTCACTGCGGAATGCCCGTGTGCCATGAGCTGGTAAATTATCATGCCCTGGCCGTACCACCCATACTAAAGCCTTCAAGCTCCTTATCCTCGATCATCTTCCAGATTGCTGGATTAGTTACTTTCACCTCAAGCCACCAAGCCCCTTTCTTTATGATTTCGCCACCCTTTTTCGTGTCCTCTTCCGGTTGGAAACATTCGATTATCGGAAAATGATACCGCTTGCCCTTGTGATTTATCCGAATGCGATTCGTGTCAGTCGCGTACTTCTCCATGAATTTTTCCATCGCCTTCTCTATCTCCTCGGCATCCGTAAACTCGCCCTGGCTATCTATCTCATCCGGTTCATAGATTATGCCCCCTACGATCTGCTTTTTCTTGTCAACCTTGATTATCTTCATAACTGTACTTTTCTCTGCCTTGCCTTCCATCTGCGCCCCGCATTCTGGGCACTCCATATCGGCACACGGTATATTCCTCTTATGTTTCACTTCATGGCCACAATCTGGGCAAACGCAAACATCAGTCCCCCCGATTCCCTGCCTGTCTCCACCTACACCACGACCCTGACCGAGGGCTTTCTCACTCTTTGCGCTGTGTTCTTTTATCCACGCCCTGGCAGAGGCCATAGTCCAAGCTTTCTTCTTCTTGTCGAAGAGATACGTGCGGATCTTCTTCACCTTCCCACAGTAGAGTGCTTTTATCCCCTGTGCCGCATCGAGCGTCAAAGTCGCTGTCACCTCACAGTCTGTGACAGGGATTCTGATCATATTCTCCGTCTCCTCCGGCTTCTGGACTTTTATATCCTCCTTCTTCGCCTTCATCTTCCGCGTCTCGTCATGCGACTTTAACACTAGGTCGAAAAGCGGTATAAACGATGAGTCCGGACCCTTTACATCGTATATGAAATTAGGTTCCTTGTCCGTCTGCTCTTTCACAAGCTCTCCTATCTTCGCCTCAAATCCTTCGTTCCGGTGCTTCTCCTCACTCCGTATCACAACGTCTATCTTCTCCACCGTAACGGGCGATTTAATGAACTCCCCGCTCACAGACACGTAATTCGGCACCGCCACCATATCGCCTAGCGCCGGGACGTCGAGCTTCCAGAGCGATGCCTTGAAGATGCGGTTATGCACCTCCTTGTCTAGCGGCCGCTCACGGAAGAGCTTCATGCCCCGGTTCTCCATCTCGCTTCGCAGGAGGAGATACTTCGTGAGGAAGAGCCTGCGGTCCATGCCAACGGCCTTCTGCACATCGGAGCGGGCGAAGTAGCGGTCGAAGATGTTAAGGCACCGGCTCCTTATGTATCGGAGTTCGGAGTCACCCATTCCCCCAAGCGTCTCTGAGGTTACGTCTTCTATTCTCATTTTCATTTCTCCTCATCTTTTTTATAAGGCTCCCGCCATCGGCAGGCCTTGCTCGGGCATTGCCAGACTCGGCTACAGCATCCGCCCTTTATCAGCATCGGCGTCTGGCATCGCGGACAGAGTTTAGGTTCGGTCATTTTATGTCCTTAAACATTGAGCATCGTCTCCCCTGATAAGCTTTTCCCATTCAGCCTGCACTCTCTTATCCTGGTCGCAGTATATGTATTTCCGGCAGATATCCGGTCGGTTTTGATATTTGCTACACAGGCGAGTTTCGATATCGAAATATTCGCAGACATAGACCCATTTTCCTATGGCTCCCCAGAATACTCTCTTCCTCTTCAATATGAACTCGTCTTTCTTGTTTTCTTTTTTGGGGAATATCTTCTTGGCCAGGACTACTTTAAGCCCTCTCAGTTCGGCCTCGAATCTTGATACTGCTACATGATTGAATATCACACAACAATGTCCGCATTCGGTGCATTTTTTCATGATATCAATGCTCTTAAATATTCTGCTTCTTCCTTATCACCAATTTTTTCATATTTGTATATGGCAGTCTGAATTGCATCATCTATACACCTTTTCAAATCTATCAGGTTACGAGCTTCAAAGCGTATTACTATACATCCTTCATCCTCTATCGAAACATGAATAGGCGAAGGATCTCCTACTATTAATTTAAAAATGCCGATTTGTTTTATCATGATAATCTCCTCATGCCATCACCCATGCACATTCGCATCCAGGGTGTGTGTCTATTGCCCTGGCCTCCTCCGTTGTCATAACCTGACCGTTTATATTATCAAGACACCAGTCGCAGGCATCGGGGTCTGAGACTCCTTCCACCTTGTCAATTCCCATCTGCTCATAGCCTTCGAAGACGCCCTCCCAGAGCGCCTCCCGGGTCTCCGTCCTCGCTATGAGCATCGCCCTGTCCCGGTGCAGTCTCCGGGCATAGACCTCCGCCATCTCGCTCTGCCGTGCGGCCGTATATTCCGGTCTCTCCAGTATCAGCATCTCATGATAGTTCGCAACGGCGAATATCTGCTTCTCTGTAAGTCCTACAAGAGGACGCAATTCCCGTGCGATCGCAGGTCCGCTTTTCCCTGCGTTTATCCCCGCAGCTATATACGAACGTATACCCTCCATCGTCTTATCCGTTATCTCGGTCACAAGCTTTGCACAATACACGGATGCCCACTTCACGGCCTCGACTCCTATGAGGTCGAAGCGTTCCTGTTTTATTATGCTCCGTTCGACGACGGCTTTTCCCCCTTCACCAAGGAGTTCGAGTATCACGGGCTTGAGGATAATAACCCCCTGCTCTCTTATATGCTTCCAGTCGGCTATGCTCTTTGTCTTCTGTGCTGGGGTGCGTCCTTTCATCTTCGGGAGCCCTGCCCTCATCTCCGCTATCGACTCGGCCATCCACTCCTTGACCCGGGGGAGGAGCTTCCTCTGTCCTTGGTTCATGAGTCGGTGGAAATTCTTGAGCGTGCGAGGTTTGCGTCCGAGCTTCTCCAGGCAGATGTCTATTGCCTTATTTACCTGGACGAGCTGTACGGTGTTCAAAGTTGAAAACCCCCTCCGCCTCTTCCCTGCAACCTTCTGCCTGGGAAGAAGTAATCTGGCTTCACTATTCTTGACCCCTTGCCTCCCTGCTGATTGGCCCCTTCCATTTGCTTTCTCTGCTCTTCGAGTTGCTCCTCGCTAACCTCTTGGATAAATGCAACATTCGATTCCTTCCACACGGGTATGACTATATTCTGACCAGCATGGTCTTTTACCATGATGGCACCATTGTTAAAAATTCCATCCCAATATTTCTCGTCCTCATCCTTTATCTCACCCTCAACTATAAGAGGCATAGGATGCGGTTCTTTTATGAATATGCGTAGTGGCATTTAAGCCTCCTTCACATCAGGACATATTTTATGAAACCAGATGCCCTTTACTTTTTTTCTATTTTTATGCTTAACGCGTCGTCTTAATCCATGTTTTGCACACTTGGGGCAATAGCTCATCACCCCTCCTTCGTTATTCCAAAGATTGTCCACACCAAGGACAATAATAAATTCTGGACTCTACGCCCTCGACCACACAGAGAGAATACTCCGTACCGCTTGGATATCTGGCTTTTTTAATTTCGCAATTCTCAATCGCCTCCTTGAATCTTTCACAGCAATATTTCATATTCGCCCCTCCTTACGTACAGTTGTAGACATAGAAACGATTGAGTAGGAACCGCTGGATGAACTCAGTCTCGTCCTCAGTCGGCTGGACTGTGCCGTTCATGAGCGCCGTGACATGAACAGTAGACCATGTGCTGGTTCCCCAACCCCATGCAGCCATCTGTGCCGCCAGGGTCGTGTTGTTGAGTGATGATTTAATCTTGTGCTGCCGGAGCTGGTCGATTATCTCCGGTACTGTTGGAAAATTAGTCATTTTAAGCCTCCTGTTTTAAAATTAATTTGTCTCCTTTTATATATTCAGCCTTGAATTCCCATCCTTTCTTCCAGTTCTCTCGATTGATAAAAACGATTTGTCCAGAACAATAAATCAACGCAATTTTAATGCCTTTATAAAAAGCTGGAAAACACATGCTTTCCTGCATGCTTATACATCTAATTGAAATGGCATTAGTGTCAACCTCAACTTCCGCAATCTCCCATCCATTCATTTTTATTCCATCCATTTTTGAATATACCTCACTTGCTTTCTTATTAAGAAGCTCTCTAGTAAGTTTGCTTTTTTCCTCCTCGTACATTTTATTCCTCCTTACATAATATTCGTTGTTACCTGTTTATATGCGTAACGGACAGAGCCGTCATTCATCTGGACTCTCCGCCTATCGACATATCCCTTGCGGAATAGTGCCCGGAGTTCGGCTCGTGTCATTTCCTCTATGCCTCCGTTGTCGAGGCGTTTTATCAGTTCGTTAGTTACCCGGATTTTTTTGCGTCCCATTATTTCTCCACCGCCTCATTCACCTTCGCCTTCAGCTCCTCAAGCGCGGCAATCATCGTCCTGTTCATCTTCTCCGCAGGCTCCTGTCCGACCGGCATGAAGGATGAGCTTACGTAATACTGGTCACCCTCCTCCCCGTATCCTTTCTTGCCCTGCTTCTCCAGTATCTGGTTAGGCGTCAGCGCCCCCATCTCAAAATACAGCTTATCTCGCTTCGCCTCAGCGTCGAGGTCACGCACATCGAGTTCATTGAGGTTGAATGTGTAGTTCTTGCACCCAAGGCCCTCGACTATTATCTTATCCGTCACCAGCCGCTCCACGGCTTTTTCCAGCGGAGTCACGACCGATGCCACGTATATCAGCGTTGACTCCTTCGCCGTCGACCCCCCGAGTGACCCGGTCTCGGCTATGCCTATGCGGTAGGGCGGCATCTTGTACACCACGAGCACCTCATCACGCAGGATCTTATTGTATTTTTCAAACGACCCCTCTTTTATCTCCGTCGAGAGCTTCTCGAAGATGAACTCCGAGTCTTTGCTCGGATGTATGGCCATCGTCTTGTGCGCGTTGTCAGAACCTTTTATTTCGACGTCCAGGAAGTCGCATATCTTCTTTGCCGATTCCTTATCCCAGCGCCCCTTCAGGATGATGAGCGCTGCCGGCACTCCGTAGTTCTCAAAGAACGCGAGGTTATAATCCCTGACGCCTATAAGGCCGATGACGCTCCCCACAGACGGCAGGATGTTCGGTGCACCGTAGTAGTCGGACTGCGGATAGTAGTTTCGGTAGAATATCATCTCGTTAGCTATATCTTTCTCCTCTTCCTGGCCTTCTTCTTTCTCCGCCTCTATGGGCTTTCCGCTGTGGAGTTCTATGTTCTCCTCCCCGCCGAAGCGTTTGAACCAGACCTTCTTATCCCCCCGCACCTGGCAGAACTTGTTATGATCCTTATGCACACGCACGGTCTGTGCCGGAACGTGCCAGAAGCCGTTCACCATGCCCTTGTCCTTACCCTTCTCCTTGCGCCCGATCTCCCATGCCCACCAACCGATACAGCCCCAGTCTATTATCCCCCGCTCCAGGGTCTGCTCGAATGTCTCATCGCGGTCGCCGCCGGAGTTTTCTATGAAATTCATGATGCGACCATATTCCTCTTTCGACTCTTTGGCTCCCTCCCGCAGTTCTATCGTGTAGCCCTGGCCTATGACATCCTTCGCTATCTGCTTCACGCACGAATCGAAATACGCGCAGTTGTCCTTGAGCGAGAGCAGGCTGTCCGCCTCAAACGGGAGCGGGATAAGGTCATGCTGCTGGAGATAGACCGCCTCAGCCTTTAACTGCTTGCTCTTGGCCTTGTCCTCTTTCTTCTCCTCGGCCTTGAGGACTGATACGGGTACGAGTCCGCCCTTCGTCGTGAGGATATAGCTGGATGTCGAGATCCAGCTTTCCTCATGCTCGTCATCCTTCGGTTTCGGTTGTTCAACTTTCTTTATCGCCGGCATTATCTTCTCCTTTAGATGACCCAACTGTCATCGTCGCTCTCCCTTTTCGGTTTCTTGTCTTTTTCCTCTCCCCCCTGATGAGCAGGCCTGCCTATGTCCTTCGGCTTCTTCTGTTCTTCGCTCTCATCGCCTCTCACGGCCTCGGATTTCCCGCCGTCTCCTTTCTTTGCCCGTTCTGCCTCTTTTCTCGCCTTCTCCTCCTCTTTCTCCATCCCCCGGTGCCACACCCAGCCCGGCACAACGTCTATCAGGCGCTCCCAGAAGTGGGTGTACATCGCATACCTCGCAGCGTTCGGTGCATGGTCCTTCCACTTCACAGGCTCCTCCAGGACGTGGCCGTTCTTGTCGACCTTGCGCTTATAGGCCCGGAAGTCCTCGTTCGTCTGTGTGTTCTCTCTCAGCGAGTAAATCTTGAAGCGGTTGAGGAAGTCTATGCCATCGAGGACAGAGCGTTTCCCCTTCTTTGACGGCATACAGTTGAATCCGGCCTGGTATATTTCCTCTATCCTGTCCGGCTCCGCCGAGTCTGCATAAAACTCATTCTGACGGTCCTCCAGTTTAACGACTGCTTTCATGCGCTCGATGAGTTGCGTATTCGTGAGATCTGTATCATATATGAGCTCGGTCATACAGATGATCATCTGCTCGACATCGACATCCAGCCTCAGGAGCACCGACGGGTTGATGAACCCGAAGTCTATGCCGTATATCGTCTCTTTCTTTTTGAGATCCGGAAACTCATCGACCTCCGTGATCTCATGTATCATCCCCTTGAGCTTCGCATACAGACCGAGTGTGTAAATGCGGTAATATGAGTCGTCTTGCGACTTCAGTCCCTCAAGCACGTCAATATCTGCACTCTGGGCAAATGGATTGTCCTTGTATGTCGAATGGATGACCTCTACGTCCTTCTCCTCTTTTAGCCTTTGATTTATCCAGCCGTATTCATCAACCGGATTGAGGGACAGGTACATGCGGTTCGGATTGCCGTCAGTAGTCTTTGCCCTTAGCCGAAGCTTGAGGATCGTGAAGTCATCCCACGTGAACTCCCCGGCCTCCTCCATCCAGATGTAATTGAACTCAGTAGATTTTATCTTTTCCGGGTCGTCTACGGAGAGGAAGACCTTGAGGTTGTTGTGTGCACGGTAGTAGAGAGTTCTTTCTGATTTATTATGCTTCAGATATCTGTAATGGCCGTAGTCTTTAAGAAGGTCGATTATCAGTTTGTAGGCCGTTATCTTGAGCGATGGGAG